CGCGAGTAAGAAAGGCAAGAAACCGCATAGAAGGCAGCACTGAGCCACGCAATGTGCCTGTAGATGCAGCCAATCAGTGTGCTGTTTCGATAGGCGATGCTGACACCCTGCTCCGCTTGCTGGATGAAGCCCTCGCCAAACTCAAGGAGTGTGAGTGATGACCACTAACAGAGAACAGGTGGCGCGGTGGCTTGGGTGGCAAAAGCTGCACATTGGTTGGAGGGACCCCGACGGGGTTATCTGCCGACAGTTACCGCTGAACGACGCTCTATTCCTCGCCGCCATCAAGCGGGAACTGGAACGGCGCGTAAGGATGATTGCGGTACTGTCATGCCCATTGGCTGATAATGACTTACACAAATCACTAATCAGCAGACATCGTAAACTTAAGGGGCTAAAGAACTATGGCTAAAGTAGTACAAGGTTGGAAGCCTATGTTAGCGGTCTCTGCTAACGTAGAGAACCTAGATAAGTTAGACTATCCTGTTAACGTAGAGATTAAGCACGATGGTATTAGGTGTCACATCCTAATGGATGACGAGGGTAACACAGCGTCCTTCACTAGAGATGGTAACGCACTGTACAGTACTGACAGTATCGAACAGTGGCTTCGTACTAACGTAGACATTACGAAGATGTATAAGGAAGGCACTACTGTTATATTTGATGGAGAGCTAGTTAGTCCTGATGGGTTTGAGAAAGCGTCTAGTCTAGCTCGCAGACACCAAGACGCGGGTAATGACTTAGTGTATGTCATCTTTGATGTCATCACTGTTGATGACTACAAGAACGGTGTGTCAGAAGCATATCACCAAGAAAGGTGGGGCAATTTGTGGAGGTTGCTTAGTGACCACACCCTGACTGATGGTTGGGAACCTGTGCCAGACACTACGCACATAGTGAGGTTCGCGGACTCTTACGAAGTTACTTCTCCTATAGAACTAGAGGAATACTACACGAAAGCCCTTGACTTAGGAGCAGAGGGTATTGTTGCCAAGTCCCCCAATGGGTACTGGTATGCTAAGAAACACACAGACTGGGTGAAGATAAAACCAAAGCTCACTGCTTATGTTAAGGTAGTGGGTCTGGTAGTAGGTAAAGGTAAGCACCGAGGTAGGCTCGGTAAACTTATCGTTGATTACGAAGGTAAACGTGTCGGTGTTGGTACTGGGTTCACTGATACACAGCGCGAGGAGATGTGGAGAACCCAAGCTAATGTCCTTGGTCGTACTGTAGAGGTAGAGTACCAAGAACTAACTAAGAAAGGGTCACTACGTCACCCTGTCTTTAAACATTTTCGTTACTATAAATAGGAAACTATTATGAAATCACGGTACGATGTTGACCTTCTTCCTGAAGGTACAGGTTTGTTTATCAGGGTACTGACACAAAGCAACGACCTTGATGGTGCACGTAGAGCCACAGCTCTCGGTCGTACCATTAAACAAGCCTCTAAGATTAAGTGGATGGCTCATGCTCATGTATATGACCTTGAAACTAAAGAAATTCTAGGTACTGGTGTAGCTATTTGCTCGCCCAAGGATGTGCCAAATCATAAGGCTGGTCGGTTCGTAGCTAGGACTCGTGCCATTAAAGATTACGAAAGCAATCGCTTGAAAGGAGTAGCGGCGTGAGTGCAACTATGACGTTTAATAAGGAAGGGTTCGGTGATACGAACCTTGTTAACCCTGCCCTGTTGGTAACGTTTATGTACGTTATGACAAATCACAGCAAGAGCAAGAACAAACACTCAGTAGGTAACGCTCTCAACTCAGCACTGCTGGTACTGGTTGACCGTGTACTGGTGTACACCACAGCGCTTGATGCTTGCAACAATGCAAGTAGCGAAGAAGAACTAGCGGAAGCTAAAGTTAAATTCGCTGCTGCATCTGAAGCACTGGTGGACATGTTCGATAGCTTCACTGGTTTGGGTGAAGAGATTATAAGTGAGATGCCTATTGAGATTGATGACATTAAGAAAGATGTTATCGAATGGAAGGAACATCTGGCTGAGACTATTGAGGAGTTCGAAGGTCTTGGTGATGATGAGATAGTGGCTAAGGTTAAAGAGAAACTAGGAGAAGACTGATGGCATCTAGTGAAGATGTACGTAGCAAGCTGTTTGAAACTATTCAGGAGAACTCAGGGGTGTCAGGCAAACCTCAGAAGGAGGAGATGACTAAACGCACTGCGTACCTAGGTGGTACTCCTACTATTGAAATGCCAGAGGGACACGTTGCTTTCAGCTCCTTGTTCTGGAAACCCTCTACTATCCCTGATATTCCAGTGCCTCTATTCAAGGACGAGGACGGGGCTGAGGAAGTAAGAGACCGCATCCCTGAGTTCAACGACAAGTACTACCTCAATAAGAAGTACGTTGAAGAAGTGCTGTTCTCTATGCACAACAAGGGTACTGTCCTCCTCTATGGTCCGACTGGTACTGGTAAGACTAGTATCTTGGAACAGATTGCAGCCAAGTGTCGCATCCCTTTCTTCCGCGTTAGCTGCCACCCGCAGCAGGAAGCGTCGGAGTTTCTCGGTACTAACTCAGTAGTGACAGACCCAGAGAGCGGAACGCCTATCACCCAGCATTCGGATACTGACACCACGCTTGCCTTCAAGCATGGTGGTATCTGGTGTATTGATGAGGCGTTTCGCTCACCAATCCTGCTGTCTATTCAGTCAGGTATTGAGTACCCTCATGTCCCTCAGTTGCAGGATGCACAGGGTTGTGCTCGTGCCTTGAAAGCACCAGAGGAAAAGTTCTGGGCTATGCTGACAGACAATACCAATGGTACTGGCGACCACACTGGTAGCTTTACTGCTGAGGTGCAGGACTTGTCAACCCTTAACCGTATCCGTCAGTCAGTGTACGTAGACTACATGTCTCCGACTGAGGAGAAGAAACTGTTGAAGCAGTCCTTCCCTGACATCCCTGACATGGTACTTAAGGACATGATTAAGATTGCCAACCTGATTCGCAACGCCTTCAAGGAAGGCAAGCTGTTACAGACCATGAGTATCCGTGAGCTTATCTCATGGTGTGAACGTCTGGAACTGCTGCGTGATGTGGAAGCTAGCTTCCGTATGGCAGTGTTCAATCGTCTAGTATCTACTGACCAAGAGATTGTTAAGGATTGCTACAAGCAGGTAACAGCTACTAAACTGTGAGGTGTCTTATGAGCAAAGAGCCTACCGAGTATGAGATTAGGTACTATGATGACCAGAAGAAAGAAGCTAATGGTCTTATACGTACCTCTTTTACTAGAGACTTAACAGGGTGTATCCTTGATGACTTGTCGGGATTCAAAAAAGACAACCGTAACTGCGATGGTTTTGTAGTTATTATTAAGGAAGACAAAGACGATGGCTAAGAAACCTAGTATCCTAGATGGGTACACTCTACAACGTGTAGTAGCTCGACGCTGTGCAGCTAAGGGTATTCGTGTATCCTTTAGACCTGAAGCTAAGACTGCTTACGCTAAGAAGAATGGTGAGGTAGTGTTCCCATCCTTTAAGATTCCTATGAACGAGAAGGACTATGCTCTGCTCAGGTACATGTACATCCATGAGCCTCTGCATTTGGATAGACCTGAAGCCTTTGACCTTAAAGAGAAGTACTACAAGGAAGGGGATCCTAACTCAGAGATTCTGAGTATCATCCATGGGTTCTGTGAAGATGATGTTATGGAGCGACAGCACGCTAAGCTGTACCGTGGTGACGCTGCTGATATGTCCCTTGGTAATGGGTACTGCATGGCAGATAACCTGAGTATGATTAGGGACAACAACATTGGTGATGTCCCTCTTGATGAGTTCCCTGATGATATTCGTACTGCTGCTGTGATGGCTGGCTTGTGTGAAGCAAGCCGTGCTGACTGGGATAACAACGGTGAACCTCTAACAGAGGAGTACCTCAATGCAGTACATCCTACTGTTAGGGCAGAGGTCGAACGTCTTATTGAAGAGGGTCTTGTTGACGAACTGCGTGCTGCTGAGACTCCAGAGGAGGCATATAAGGTAGCACAAAAGATATTCGTTAAGACTACTGGTGAGGATGAGCCTCCACCTGAAGATGCAGGTGAATGTGAAGGAGACTGTGATGGGTCGCAAGGTGAGGACAGCGAAGAAGGAGAGGGTAAGAAAGCCAGTAGTTCTGGCATGTCCGAAGTGGATTCCGATGAAGCCCATGGGGACAAGCAGGCAAGGAAGGAGTTCCAGAATGTCAAGTGGGAAGACCTCGCACTTAGTGACCATAGTAAAGGGAGCATCCTTGACCAAGACCCAGAGGGACAGCATATTGAGTATGACGAGAGATACCTCAAAACAGGGGAGTGGCAACCGCACCCTGATAGTGCTGTTAGGGTGCGTGACTATACTCACAAGTCTGGGCGTAATGATTTGCGCATTAACGACCTAGAATCTAGAGCATTAGCAAATAGGGTACGTCGTCTTATCCAAGCACGACGTAAGTCTAAGTTTGAATCGGAAAAAGAACATGGTAAAATCCATAACTCAAACCTGTATCGAGTGGCTTGTCCTCAAGTCGGTGATGGTAGCTGGAATAGAAAGATATTCAAGCGAAGGGTTGACGCTGTTGATATTGATATAGCCGTTACTATCTTGGTAGACTGGTCTGGCTCTATGTACGGTACTAAAATGCAGGTAGCTGCAAGCGCAGCAGCATCTCTCAATGAGGTATTTAACACGGCACTTAAAGTACCTGTTGAGATACTGTCCTTTGCCACCTCTGGAGGTGGTGTTGAGAATGCTATTATCAAACCCTTCCATGAACATGGAGTAAGCTCTGATGATATCGGACACAGGTTCACTAAGTTTGAGTACCACTCAGGCGGTAATGCTGACGCTGACTCGGTGCTCTGGGCTAACGACAGACTTGAGAAACGGAAGGAACGTCGTAGAATACTACTCGTTCTATCAGATGGTTCACCAACATGCGCTCACAACTACGGTAGTGCAAGCAAAGGTCTATCTATGGTTGTTGGAGATATTAACCGTAAAGGAGCAGTAGAAATATATGGTATTGGTATCTGTGATGATAATGTTAAGTACTATTATGGAGACCATGCCAAGGTAATTAAGCAGGTTGAGGATTTGAACACTGTTCTTATTGATACCCTCACTAATCATGTATTAAAACTATAAGGAACTAGTATGGAAACTTATATCCCAAAGCGACCGAAGCTTACTGTCGCAGTGCTTATGGCGTTGGTAAGTTTGGTAGGTTTAGCATATTCCTTCTTTACTGGGCTGACAATTGCCACCTTTGGTTTCGCTATATCCGTGGTAGCCATGCTGACGTATGCCTACGACAACTTCATCCTGTGGCAACACGCAGTTATCTTAGCCAAGGGTGCGTTAGAAACACGAGAGAAACTAAAGGAAGCACAGGGTATTGTGCATGGCTTCTTTAGTATTGGAGACACTGAGCAACTACGTGATGAAGCACAGAAGTTCCTTGGTAAGGTAGGTGGTTTGCCTACTAAGAAACATAAAGGAGGGAAAGCAGATGAATTCCTCAATTTGTAAAGGTTACGTTATTAAACGTAATGATGGTATGTACTACGCTAACTCAGATGAGTTCATAGCTGGTACTGAATGGACATCATCACTACTGTGTGCTATGCTGTTCACAGGTGCGTATGACAATGATGAAATACACAGCATAGTATACGACTTCGACAATGTAAAAGTAGTAGCTATCTCCATACAGGAGGTGTAGCTATGCGATGTCAAGCGTGCAACAAAGAAATGGCTGGCTCAGACTGGCAGTTTGACCGAAGGATTGGTGACTACGACCCACTCTGTGCCGTATGTAGAGCGTCAGCCTTTGACGCTATGAATGAACTAGTTGACAAAGAGAAGATGGAAGATGAGCAAATACTTAAGGAGCTACAAGAACAACGACAGTCGCATACAAGGGAAGGTGATTAAGTCCTTAGTGCCTGCTGGTAGCGGCGCAGGTACGTATAGATACAACCACGAGGACTGCCCTGATGGTGAAGATACTAAAAAGCGTTTGTATATTACAGTGCCTACTGACCAGCCGTGGACTAGGGTAGCCTTCTGCCATAATTGCGGTAGTGTAGGGTACGCTGTTATCCGTAAGGATAGTTGGGGTGGTAGACCCACGCACTCGATGCTTATGGAAGACGAGCAAGAAGCTGATGATAAACTCAACGCTGCGTTTGGGAAATATCAGGCTGAGACCGCTCCGGTAAGCCTACAGTGGAGTGGTTCGTGTCAACCTGAAGACTTCAGTGCTGCCGCTCTACGCTTTTTAGGTAGGTCGGGTATTAGCACTAAGGATATAAACATGTATGACATACGGTACAATACGTTCACTGATAGTGTAGAAATGTACTTATGTGCTGACATAACAGAAGATAACAATTATCGTAGAGTTCCCGTAGTGAAAGTAATCCGACCTATGGGCAAGTTTAATGCGCCACCTAAGTACATTATGGAAAGAGACCCGTATATGGAGCAAGAAGATTGCTTGTTGTTTCCAAACAACGGAGTGCCTGAAGATTATGACACAGAGGGTATGACATGTGTAATAGTAGAAGATATGCTATCTGCTATCAAGTGTACTAAAGCAGGGTATACTGCGTACCCACTGTTAGGTGTGCACACTAGGACTGAACAGCTATTTAAGCTAGCAGATAAACATCAGCATATAGTTATCTGGTTAGATAATGATAACGAAACTGTGGTTGCGAAAGCTAAAAGTATGGAGCAGTCCATTACTATGTTATTCGGTGAGGAAAAGGTACGTAGGTCTGAGCGTAGTGACCCTAAGAATTATACTACCATTGCTATTAACGCAGAGATACATAACCTTATTGAAGGAGAGTAAATGTCAGGAGATATACAACTACTAGCTCTCTTTGGAGAGCGTGAGTACTTTGACAAGTACAAGGAGTACATCTCAAACTATGTAGTCCAGAAAGAAACTAAGGTTATCAGTCAGGCTGTACGTAAGTGGTACGATGATAACCCTGATGCTGAACAGGTAGATTGGGAAGACTTTAAACTACAATTCAAAATCAAATACCATCCTGCTTTAAAGGAAATGCAGAATATAGTATTTGAAAAGATAATTGACAACATTAAAGCAGAAGAGATTAATGAAGATGTTATTGATACCTTTTGTGATATGGATACTGCGGCACGCATTAAGCAAGTCTTAGCAGATAAGAGTGAGGATGCTGATACATGGGCAGAAGTTCAAGCTATTATAGATGAAAGGAATTCAGTCGCCACTATTAACCAACAGGAAGAAGAATGTCTAGTAGACATGGACGTTGAACATCTAGTGGATACCGTCGTTCTCTCTGGTGGTGTAGAGTGGCGGCTGGATAGGCTAAACGAATCAGTAGGACAGATACATGACTCAGACTTTATCGTGGTGGGTAAACGACCAGAGACTGGAGGTACGACCTTCCTTACATCGGAGTTCACTTATATGTTGGGTCAACTACCAGACAACCAAAACGCAATTATCTTCAATAATGAAGAAGGCGGAGAGAAAGTTGGATTGCGCGTTCTTCAATCTGCACTTAACAATACAACTGGTGAGGTGCTTGTTGACCCTGCTGCGGCTAACATTGAGTTTCAAAAATTCTTGGATGGTCGCCGCTTGGACGTATACCACAAACCAGCACTATCAATCTACGATATTGAACGACAACTCAAGGACGGTAACTATGGACTCATAGGTATCAACGTACCTGAAAAGGTTAGTGGTTTCAATAACTTAGATGATGTTAGTAGACGGCAGCGGCTCGCTGAGTGGTGTCGTATCATGGCAGATAAGTATGGTGCTGTGTTCGCAATCATTCAGGCTGACGGGACAGCAGAAGGTGAGAAGTACTTGAACATGTCTCAGTTGTACGGTAGCAAGACTGGTGTACAAGGTGAGATTGATGTACTAATTATGATTGGTAAAGACCCTACTGTTGATGACAAACGATACTTTAGTATTGCCAAGAACAAGAAGCCTACCACTGGTAGGATGCAGCCTGCACTCAAGCACGCTAAGTTCGAGGCAGACTTTGATGAAGAGAGAGGTAGATTCACATGAGTTGTTTAGTGGAGGATGCGCTTAATCTAACATGTTTACGTGAAGAACCTGACTTAGTGTTCTTTGATGCAGAGACTACTGTAAAGTCTCCGTCTAAGTTTAAGGCAGACCCTTTCTACCCTGAGAACTATGTCGTTACTAGTGCGTATAAACACCGCAGAGCTTCTGGTGATAAACCCGTAGCTCATGGTAATGGAGACCACGTCCTAACAGGGTTGCCCGTATATTTATATTCTGGTATAAATGAAAGACGGGTAGTGCTGGTAGCTCACAATGCTAAGTTCGATGCTCATTACCTACGACAGTCCTTTGTGAAGAACGCAGGTACACATGCTTGGCATACTACCATTATTGGTATACACGATACCATGGTCATACACTATCTTATTACTGGTGAGGCTAACGCTTCTCTTGAAAGAGTAGCTGAGTACTGGGGTTGTACTATCCCAAAGGACACTACGTTCAAAGCACAGTGGGAAGCTGGGGTACAGACCGAAGACATGGACATAGACGCTCTGTCTGATTACTGTGCGGATGATGTGACCATACTTGAAGAAGTATACGATAAGCAGATGGAGTACTTGGAAACTGCGTCCGACCAACTACGTATGCTAGTTAATATGCAAGCTCGTATCACTCTAGCTCTACAAGAGATTGAGTGGAACGGAGAGTGTGTTGACCTAGAAAACATGCGCAAACTAGAAGCAGGGTTACACTACACTATCGAGGAGTTAGAAGACAAAGCTGACACACTAATACGTGATATACTAGGCGATGAACCTGTAGACCACGGTGTCAATGTGACATCTAACCACACCCTTAGCCACCTAATTGCTGGTACGCCAGATATTAAATATAAGAAGCGCACCTTAGTTGGGACGTACAAGAACGGTAAAGATAAGTTCAAACAGGTTGAGTTCGAGGCGCTGATGACACACTCTTCTATGTATGTTGCTGCTGCTAAGGTATATGCGCAAACACCACTAAACAAACAGGACTGTGTTGCTGTTGATGAGAAGAGTATTGATAAGTACCGTAAGCATATGCACCCTAAGATTGAAGAGTACATCAACCTAGTGCTTCAGATACGTACCGCGTCTAAGATTCAGGGTACGTACATTGACCCTATCCTTGACCAACTTAACCGTAACGACACAGACCTAGTACATCCTCAGTATAATCAGGCTGTTACAGCTACAGGTCGACTGTCTAGTTCCAATCCTAATGGACAGAACAACCCACCTATTGTAAAGAACACGTATACTAGTAGGTTCGAAAGAGGTCACATATTCTTTGGAGACTACGACCAACTAGAAGTGTGTGGTTTGGCTGACTTGTGTGAAGACCCTGCTCTTATTCAGGACATCACGAGGGGAGTAGATATACACTCTGTTATTGGTGAGCGAGTCTTTGGAGAAACCATGACCAAAGAAGAACGGCGTATCGTTAAGAGTGTAGTGTTTGGTACACTATATGGTGGTGGTGCTAAGACTTTAGCTGAGCAATCAGGTGTTAATATATCCTTAGTTAAGGATATCATCAAGCAGATGTATAATGAGTATCCTAGGATTAATGCTTGGCACAATGCGATGGAGAGGCGCATTAACGATGAGGCTACAGATGGTGAGGAGGTATGGAACGGACACATTCTCAAGGAGACTATGTGGGAGTCCAAGACAGGACGTAGGTACTTCTTCAAGCAGCAACCACCAAAGTATCACTGGCAGACAGAACCATCATTTAACCCTAGTCAGATTAAGAACTACCCAGTGCAAGGGTTTGCTACTGGGGACATCGTACCTTTTGTACTAGGTCTACTTATAATGTCACAGTCTTCCTGTAATTGTATAGGATTAAACCCTGATGAGGTTAAGTTAGTTAACACAATCCATGATTCCATTGGATTTGATGTGAACTTTTCTAATGATTGTGAGTCTAATGATAGTGTAAGGGACATAATTAAAGACGTAGCAGAGTACAAAGTTCTTGAACTATTGCACGAATTAACCGGAACTAAACTTAAAGTTCCACTGACGTTCTCCTTTGAGGACGCATAATACTGGAGTAACCATGGCAGAAACAATTGAAGTAAATGGTGAGGTAACTGAGACTCGTCACGAGGACAAAGTCTCACGAGCTGGTAAACCTTTCAAGATTTATTATGCTACAGTAGATGGTGTCGAGATTAACACCGGATACAACGCTAAGAAGGTAGGCGAGAAAGTAAACGCTGTCCTTCGTAAGAACTATGGACAGTGGCAGATTGATGCTACTGCGAAACCTACAGGAAAATCAACAGCCACAACCGCTAAAGGAGCAGGTTCAATGGGCAAGACATTTCCGCTTGAAATAACACATGCTGATAATACTATTGTGCGACAGAACGCACTGGCTCACGCTACTAAGATTGTGACCACAGTAGAAACAGCCTTTGATGGTATCCTTGATGAGACCCGTGAGGACGCTATCAATCGTATGACTCAGGAAGTACAACGTGTAGCTGACGAGCTGTGGGTATACTCAACAGGTCAGTCCTTGGTTAAGGAAGCCCTTGAGTAAACAGATAGATACATTAGTCGAGGACATTTATGATGTCCTCACTAACGATACAGACCATAGACTAGCAGACGTAGACTCCGTAAGTTACGGAGCTGCGTTGATAGAACATATGCAGCGTTCATTGGACGGAGAAGAATTCCGTCCGATGGACAAGGATAAAGTATGGGCTTCAATGCTAGGCAACAACTGCATGAGGCAGTTGTGGTACAAGTACAACACACCGAACCCTGAGACGTTAGGCGGTGATGTGAAGTATAAGTTCCTCTATGGCAACATGATTGAAGAAACTACACTAGCTATCGCTAAGGCTGCTGGTCACGCAGTACGACACGAACAACGTAGGTATGAGGTTACTTATACATACAACTGGGATGGTAAGATACGTGCGGTGACTGTATCCGGTAGGATAGACGCTATCATTGATAATGTGATTGTAGATGTTAAGTCAGCTTCTGGTTTCTCGTATAAAAAGTATACAGAACAAGGACTTACTGATACAACAGATACCTTTGGTTATCGAGCACAGCTAGACTTCTACCGACAAGCGCACTTACTGGAGACAGGAGAGGCGTTAGATACTGCTTTCTTGTTTGTAGATAAGCAGTTGGGTAAGCACGCCATAGTACCAGTAGCAAACACTACTGATATAAAAGGACGAGCTATTGATATCCATCAGGTAGTTAATGGTGAAGAAGAAGATGCTGAACGGATAGCAGACTTTGAACAACCAGATGGTAAGTCTGGTAACATGAAGTTGTGTACTAAGTGTAGTTACTGTGACTATAAGAAAGCTTGTCACCCATCAGTACGAGGGTTCGCTTATTCTAATAAGCCTGTCTACCTAACTAAGGTAGTAAAAGAACCACGAGTACCGGAGTTTGAAGTTGAGTAAAGGAAGGTTCAGGTCACACCTAGAGTCAACCATTGCTCAGCAATTGGATGACGAAGGTATACCATACAAGGATGAGGACTACAGTTATGAGTACGACTTGCCGCTACCAAGAGCGGAGTGTGCCGACTGTGGGTCTAAGAATGTAGCCACCACTAGGTGGTACACACCAGACTTCTTCCTACCTAATGGTATAGTAATTGAAACTAAGGGTAAGCTTGATAGAGCTACACGCAAGAAGATGATTGCGGTACGTAAGGCTCACCCTGACGAGGATATTAGATTCCTGCTTCAACGTAACAATAAGATTGATAAGCGCAGCACCACCCGTTACATGGACTGGGCAGCGCAGCATGGCTTCAAGGCTGCTCTCAGGCAGATACCTGATGAATGGCTAGCAGAAGCAAGGAGTGACGATGAAGATATTGATGCTGGACATTGAGACAGCACCTAACATCGTAGCAACATGGGGTATGTTTAGGGTTAACATCGGTACTGATAACATTATAGAAACCGGACACACTATCTGTTATGCAGCACGGTGGTACGACAGTTCTAAGACTGAGTATAAATCCATCTATCATCACTCAGAAGAGGAGATGGTGGAAGCATTGTGGTTACTACTCGATGAAGCAGACGTTGTAGTTCACTATAATGGTACTAAGTTTGACATCCCGACTCTTAACAAAGAGTTCGTCAGGCTTGGCTATGTACCACCCTCAACATACCATCAGATTGATTTGCTTAAGGTAGTACGCAAGCAGTTTAGGTTCACATCTAATAAGCTAGATTACATCTGCCAAGAGCTTGACATTGGTTCTAAGATGCAGCACAAAGGCATCCTCCTTTGGGTAGGTTGTATGAACAACGATGCCAAGGATTGGAAGGTGATGAAAGAGTACAACATCAAGGACATAGACTTGCTGGAGGAACTATATGAAGAGCTACTTCCTTGGATTACGAACCACCCAAATAGAGCATTGTGGCTGGATGATGTGTCAGAGCCTACATGTAAGAATTGTGGTAGCACGAATGTTAAGGCTAATGGAGTGGAGCGTACTAAGACTCAACAATACCAGAGATATAAATGTAATGATTGCGGTGCTAACTTACGGAGCAGGAAGTTACTCAAGAAAGCAGATGAAGGAGTACTGGTATGAGTGCAATAGCTGGTGGTACGCCCCGCTTTAGAAGTGCACCCACGGATGCTGAGTTCAAAGCATCTGGACACATTTTACTTGAAGATGTTCTTATGGAAGTAGAGGTAGAACGTGACGTGACGAAACTAGAAACCGTAGTCTATGTTATCTTTCGCGCTAGGAACACTTCTGATAGGTACACTATAGCTTTACGAGAGGAGTACATAGGTAAGAAAGTGTCAGTGCCCACTGGTATTACTATGGTAGTACCGGATAAAGAAAAGGAGATACCCTTCTAATGATAGAGTTCTTAGATGAAAAGGAACTCTCTGAATTGGTTAGGCTTCGTGAGTCTGCCCCTGACTACTTGGTGGAGGTGCTTAGCATCTCCTCTGAGGAACTGATTGACAAGTTTGAAGATAGGGTTATCAAGTATTTACGAGGCGAAGAGGAAGTTCCTAATGAGTGATATATTGAAAGATTTGGAAGACGCGTATATGATGGTAGATGGATGTATGTCTGAAGAAGAGATAGAATTCGTAGAAAACACTATCAACGATGCAAGTATGCGTATCAAGGAGTTAGAACAGGAGTCTCAATGACACCATATCAGGAGTACATATATAAGTCTAGGTACGCTAGGTATCTAGATGATGAAGGTCGCCGTGAAAACTGGGACGAAACAGTTGATAGATACATCAACTATATGAAAGAGAAGTACGATTGTAATCCCGACATACCATGGGATGAGCTAAGAGAAGCCATCTACAACATGGAGATTATGCCTAGTATGCGCTGTATGATGACAGCAGGCGCAGCGCTAGAGCGAGACAATGTAGCAGGATACAACTGTGCTTACACACCCATTGACCATATCCGAGTGTTTGATGAGATACTATACATACTGATGTGTGGTACCGGCGTGGGTTTCTCAGTTGAGCGGCAGTTTATTAACAAACTACCAGAGGTAGCAGAAGAACTACATGAGACTGATACTACAATACGAGTACGAGATAGTAAAATTGGATGGGCAGCCGCACTTAAAGAGCTTATTGGGCTGCTCTACGCAGGTCAGATTCCACAATGGGACACATCTGGACTGCGCCCCGCTGGAGCTAGACTCAAAACTTTTGGAGGTAGGAGTTCAGGTGCAGAGCCACTTGAACAACTCTTCAACTTCATTGTCGAAGTCTTTAGGAAAGCTGCCGGACGAAGGTTAAACTCACTGGAGGTGCACGATGTTGTTTGCAAAATTGCTGAAGTGGTTGTATGCGGTGGGGTTAGGCGCTCTGCTTTGCTCAGTCTCTCTAACCTTACTGATGCACGGATGCGGGACGCTAAGTCAGGGGAGTGGTACTTCGCTGAACCACAGCGAGCACTCGCTAACAACTCCGTATGTTACACCGAGAAACCAGACATGGGTATATTCATGCAAGAGTGGCACTCACTCTATAACTCTAAGGCTGGGGAACGAGGTATCTTCAATCGACAGGCTAGCCAAAGGCTGTGTCCTGACCGACGTGATAGTGAGTGGGAGTTTGGAACAAACCCCTGTTCTGAGATTGTCCTCAGACCCCAACAGTTCTGTAACCTCAGTGAAGTAGTACTGAGGAAGGGTGATGTACACAAAGATATTGAGCGAAAGATTCGACTTGCTACCGTTCTGGGGACACTACAGAGCGGACTTACAGAATTCCGTTACTTACGGAAAGTATGGTCTAACAACACAAGAGATGAGCGCCTTCTGGGTGTTTCACTCACGGGTATCTGCGACCACCCTAAGCTTTCCAAAGCGGGTGTGGACTTGTCTGTATATAAGGAGATAGCAATTGAACAAAACAAGGAAACTGCCGCTGCTCTTGGACTTACTGAGTCTACCGCTATTACTTGCGTTAAGCCTAGCGGTACTGTCTCTCAGTTGGTTGATAGTTCCTCTGGTATACATCCGAGGTACAGTCGGTACTACATCCGAAGAGTTCGTGCTGATGCTAACGACCCTCTTTGTAACGCTCTTATTGAAGCAGGTGTCCCTTGTGAGCAGGCTAACAACAACCCTTCGGAACTGGTCTTCTCGTTCCCGATTGCTAGTCCTGCTAGAAGTAAGACTGTTGACGACTACGGAGCAATTGAACAGTTGGATTTGTGGAAGTCTTACGCTACAACGTACTGTGAGCACAAACCGAGTGTGTCAATTTATGTGCGAGAAGATGAATGGATGGAAGTAGGAGCATGGGTATACGAGAATTGGGATATAATGAGTGGTGTTTCTTTCTTTCCGAAAGATGACCACATGTATCCTCAAGCCCCGTATGAATCTATAACTAAAGACCAATACAATGAGCTAATGAAAGACTTTCCTACTTCGCTTGACTTAGATATAGGTGAGGAAGAAGATAATACCACATCTAGTCAAGAGCTTGCTTGTGTTGGTGGAGCTTGCGAATTATGAAAGTAGAAGATTGGATATGCAGGGTAAACCCTATCCCTGTAAAGGAGCTACTA